CCTCTCCTTGATACTTACCATTTATTTGTCCAGTCTGTGCCTGAGATGGTGGTAGAGCTGCTTCATCACAAAACTCTTGCCATAAAGGTTTATTTTCCACCTCAATACCACATGTTTTTAAATGGGATTTTAACGCATCAGGCAATTCAAAACGGACGGCAAATCCAGTGGATTTTGCCATTCCACCCCTTTTCGCCATTTGTGAAACGTATTCTGAGATCATCTTGATCTAAATAATTAGAGAATTCCTATATTATATATGGCTTATTCTGGGAAGTATAAACCACGCAATCCCAAAAAATATAAAGGTGATCCAACAAAGATCATATATCGATCACTGTGGGAACGAAAATTTATGAATTTCTGTGATACCAAACCATCTGTTACTAAATGGGCAAGTGAAGAGATATTTATACCATACAGATCACCTAAAGATGGTAAAATTCATAGATATTACCCAGATTTCTATATGAAAACTGGTGGTAAGGAAAGTATCATAGAAATAAAACCATTAAAGCAATGCTCTCCACCAAAGGAACCAAAAAGAAAGACTGCTAGGTATAAAGCAGAATGTCTAACATATCTTGTTAACCAAGCAAAATGGAAATATGCTAAAAAATGGTGCAAGGCAAGGGGTTTATCATTTGTCGTACTCACGGAGAAAGACTTAAATGTCTGAGACTTTATTCGAGACAATTAAAGAACGAGCAGGTAGCGAACCAAGATCAGTTGGTTGGTATAGGAAACAACTGCGATATTTATCTTCGGAATACCACAACAAACCAATAACACAACTGCTATCAAATGAGAATGCTGATGATAAACAAGATGAAATGTTCCAAGACACAAACGAATCAAGAAAAACAGTTAGAAAGGGTCATTTCTACTTATTTGAATACAAGGCATCAACAAAATGGTTGAAATGGTATGATACCTATCCTCTAGTATATGTGGTAGATAGATCCGAAGATCACTTCATAGGGTGTAATTTTCATTACATCAACCCAAAATTCAGACTAAAGATAATAGAGAATCTAATAGCAAATGATACACTTGTCGTTCCCAAGGGTTCCTTCCATAAATACCTAATAGAAAATGTAAAAAGTGGTCGTTATCTAGACTTAGGTGTAGATGAATGGATGACTGCTATTATGATACCTATAGACAATTTCGTCTATATAAAAAACGATAAGCAGTTTAGCGTTCGTAAAAGTGATGTTTGGGATGACTCCTATAGAAATAGGAAGAGAACTATACGAATTAAACGCACACTAGAATCATACTAATATGGCCACACAAGATATTGGATTAGACCTAAAAAAGATGTCTGCGGATAGATCTACCCTTAGATATCCAGCAGATATGGCAATAGCTTCTGATACTGACTATATTCAATTTGATTTCTTTGAGTATGCACCACCTATGCTTACTAAGGGAAGTGGGTTAAATAAACAGACTGTAGAAGATTTAACAAATACAGAATCACTTAGTAATGTTTTATCAGGAAATATTGGTAAGGGAATTAATGACTTTAGGGCAGGTGTAGGTTACAATCAATTAAAAACAAAGATTGATGGTGAAGATAATGAAATTGATGGTAACTTTTCAAGAAGGGCAATACAACACAATCATTCAACAGGTAAAAAACAACAAATACCATCAATTCAACTATACATGCCTCAAGATGTAAGTACTTCATTTGCTGCATCATGGGGTGGTAAAGAATTTGGTAGTGCTGCTGCTGGAATATTAGGTGCTATTGGTGGAAATGCTGAAAATGCAATAATAGAAGGAGTAAAAAGTATACCTGCTGGTGTGGTTGGACTTACAAGTGATCTGATGTCGAAAATGCTATCAGGAGCTAACCAACAGTTAAGTCAAAACGATGTTCTTGGTTCTACCAGTGCTGTTATTAAAAACCCAATGGTAGAACTATTATTTGGTGGTCCTAAGACACGTAATATTGGATTTAAGTTTAAGATGTCTGCTAGGGATGAGCAAGAAGCAGAGCAAATTCATCAAATATGCCACATATTTAAAATGGAACTATTACCATCATTCGGTAATGCTCAAGGTGATGGAAAGAATGCTAGTGGTAGTAGTAAATTTACCAACTTCATTAAGATACCAGATTTGGTCAGAATGAAATTAATGAATGGTGTTAGGTTGCATCCATACCTATCACAATATAAAGGTTTAGCATTAACAAACGTAGATATCAACTACACACCAGATGGTTCTTATTCAACATATATGGGTGGATATCCATCTGCAGTAGAACTATCAATCCAAATGGTAGAAACAAAGATCGTATACAAAGAAGATCTACAACAAGACAGAAACTGGAGTTACTAATGTATTTCTCAATATTACCAAATCTAAAATACGACAAGAAGCAACAGAGCTTTCCTTTTTCTAGTTCTGACTATATCTTAGTAAAGAACTTCTTTAGAAGATTTCAAGTAAATCCTGATATATTTGATTATTCTGTTTTCTACAATAAAATGGTTGTAGAGAACAATCATAGAATAGAGCAAGTTGCTGATGAAGTATATGGTAGCACTGGTCTAGATTGGGTTGTTGCAATAACAAATGATATTATCAATATAAATCAAGATTGGCCAGTTTCTGACTATTCATTGCAAAAATGGGTTGAAAGTCAATATAGCGATCCATACTCAACTATCCGATATTATGAAATTAAAGAAGATGTAAAAAATAGCAATGGAACGGTATTTTTGAAAAAAGGGCAAAAAGTCGATAAAACCTTCTATGACGGTAATTTCAAGTATAACAACGAAGACGTAAATAACTCAGTTTCAACAATTACTGGAAATTCCATAAGTCAAGGTATTTCAATATTTGACGATGAGACTAGAAAGAACGATGCAAAGCGAGAGATCTATATTATCAAAAGTCAATTTATTAAACCATTAATAGCGGACCTAAAAAAACAGAGCACCTATAATAAGTGCTCTGCGTTTGTTTCCAAGAAAGTCAAAGAAACTTTAGTTTAGATCGACTTTTTTAGTCAATTTTAGTCGGGAAATTTTTTCCCAAATTATCATAATCAAAAAGTCATTTTTCACACCTTAGAATTGCTTCGGATGAGTTACAACGTCACCGTGTATCTCACCGATATCATCTATGTGTGCATGATCTATGTCCACATGCAGACCCTTTTCATAGAAGTCTGCGATTCTTTCCAATGCATTTGCAATGCGTACTAGTTCGTCACTCATTTAGTCTTCGTTTGCTAAAGCAGCGAAGTAACTCAATGCATCATCATCATCGGCCACTGGCGATGGTTCACTCTTAGTATTAAACTTAGGAGCAGATGATACTGCTGCGACTTTTTCAACTGGAACAGGAACTTCTGCTTCCTCTCTGTAAACAGGAGCAGCAGGAGCACTATTCAAAACTAGATTTAGTCTTGCTTGTAACTCTTCGTATGTTTTGAACTGGTCTGGTGTTGTGAAAGCTCTGAGACTGTGTTCCTTTTTATAAATGGCTTCCAATTCAGAGTCATCTGAACTAAGAGCACTAGGACTATCAAACTCACTACTATCATAATTCCAGAATCCAGCAACTGTCTTGATCTTTAACTTAAAGTTTGCACCTTCCCAAAGATCAAAGACATCAACTGGTGTTTCATCTTGGAACTCAGGTTGCATTGCTGCTAGGATCTTATCAAAGATCTTCTTACCATACCTATAAAGGAATACTTTACCTTCATTGTTAGGATCGTTTGTATCTTTAACAACATAGATGTTGCTGTAATAAGATAGTCTACGTTTTTGCTTACGTGCTAACTCTTTACCTTCTTCAGTACCAGCATTCCAATGCTGTCTGTTTACTTCACCAACTGGATCCTTTTGATTAAGGGTTGTTAGTGAGTTTTCAATGTACCATCCACCTGGACCTTGGAAAGCATGTGAATATAACTTTGCCCAAGGAAGACTAGGTGTATCACCTTCGATATCTTGCTCTGGTGGTGGAAGGAATCTAATAACTGCGTATCCACTACCTGATGAATCTAATCCTGGTTTCCATAACCGTTCATCAGCATTACTATTACTACTTGTCTTCTCTATCTCTTTCTGTAAGAACTCAAAATTAGCTTGACTCTTTCTTTTTAACTCTGCAAATGACATATGATTGTTTTAGATTTAATTGGATTGTGTTTTGGTGGGAGGTTGGATTTCTGTATTACCAACAAAGAACGGGCATTACTACAGTAGTAAA